TTTGTAGAGCAGCTTAGAGACGCTGTTAAGGATGCAGAAGAGCAGCCTGAAGAAGTCAAAGAAGGTGAAGTAGTATAGAAAGGGGGCGAAAGCCCTTTTTCTTTGTCTAAGAAAACGACATAGAATGCTGTATTAGTGTGTGGCTATCATCTAAATCTTGTACTTCTTCGGATGTATACGCAGAGGCAGAATCATATAGCATAGGCGTCACAGTATTTAACTCATATGTATAAGTAGAGCAGTCTTTTAAAGTCCATGAAAGTACTTCGGTGTAGTTAGTTCTATAGTAAGACTCAAGCGCATCAAAAAAATCTTGAGAGTATAAATAATTCCTACTCCCTTCAAAATCTATACCTGCTAAGTAATAAGACTGTCTAAGTACTCCATCTGTTACAATACCATATCTAATCCAGCATAGTACATTATCCTTAAAGTACCCAAAAACTACTGCGTTACTATCAGACTCTAGTGAGTAAAGTAAGTCGGAGGTTAACCAATCATGGGCCTCTGTCTCTCTACTATCAGTAACTAAACGCATAGTACCTTCTAATATTTTGTCTTTGCAGGCATTAAATAGTATATCTATCTCAGATGTCTCTAGCGCAGTAATATTTCTTACTTCATTCATAGTTAGCTCCAAAGCTGTATTATTCTTGTCCCAGCTTGGGGCACTATATAATTGAGTGGTTCTGTCCATGACCACTTAGGTAGGTATGTATTTACAAGCCCTTGACCAGGGATATATGTATAGCCAGAAGCATCACTAGTATAGGTCAAATCAGATCTTTCTCTAGACCAGAGTAATGTCCTATTTGAACTAAGTAATTTGATTGTTTTAAACGCGCTTGCATCAGTATTTAGAGGGCTTTGTACAGGAAATGTTATGTAATTAGTATTTATTGCTCCCAGCTTTAAGTATTCAGTAGTGCCTAGACGTCTAAACTCATAAAAGCCATGAGTGGTTCCATCTGCTACAGTAACATCTGTAGTTGGGTCTATGCTTCCTTGATAGTATCCGAATATCTTAAAGTACCCATAGTATATGCTGCCAGTGTAATTAACGGCGGCAGAAGTTAGTTCGACTTCATGAAGCAGCACTGAAGTCGGGGCAGAGGCTGCCACTATCGCGGAACTAAACACTATGAGATACCAGAACCAAAGATAATATAATTATCTACGGCAGTGCAAATAATCTCGGTAACAGCGCCTGTAGCTACTGTTAAGTTGGAAGTACCTGATGATACAGCGGAACCATTAAGATGTTTAATTGTCTGAGTATTTGTTGTCCTGTCTACAGTAAGTGCTCCTGTACCTGAGTTAAGAAGTGTCCAGGATTTACCTACATCACCAGAGACAGCATCTGCAAGTATAAGGGTTCCCGCACCTCCAGTATAAACAATTTTTTTACCTGCAAAAGTAGCAAACTCGGAAGCATCTATGCTGGTGTCAACTGTAGCTGCTAAGGTTTGAGATGCAGTTATTGTTCCTGAAGATACTAACGCGCCCGTTGACGGATTATATGTAAGTGCTCCAGTATCATCTAAGAGACCGTTCGATTCATCATGAAATACAACTGGGAAGTCCGTATTTGCTGTACTATCTGTAACTGTAACAGTTGAAGCAGTAATGTTAGCACCATTTAAAGAGATCGTACCACTTGTATTAGTAAATTGGTTATTAAAAGAGCCTATTGAGGAATAGTTATTCGAATCTCCTATAAAGAACTTTCCAGTATCTAGGTTGGGAGTAGCTGCAGTTCGTCCTGCACCCGCAACCATAATAGATCCAGTCTGTTCATGTACTCTTTCAACTTTACCAACATTTTGAATTAAATTAGCAGCACCTGCAGGTTTAACATTTGTTAATGCTCCAGCCGTTGCTGCGCTTACATATAGTATATCACCGAATTCCCATTCTTCAGCACCGCCTGTTGTGTCACCATGTGCAAATGTGCCAAACGAAATAACTTCAATATTACCATTAGCACTAACGGCTGCATTAGCTAGTCCAAATGAAGGCATCGTGGCTGCAGAGTTTGCTTGGGCTTTACTTACTACGGGTTTTTGTCCGCTAACGCTAGAGATATAAACCACATCTCCCTTTGCTAATGATTCGCCAGCTTTTGCTTGAAATCTTACAGCCCCTCTTAAATCGCCAACAAATTCTACAGCAGTAGCAGTACCTTCAATTTCTACATCTTTATGAAATTTAACTTTCTCTGCCGCATCAGTGCTATCGAACGTCTGATACGCTACGAGGTTGCCATTGTCTTTTGAATAAAATTGAAAAGCGTTTTCTTTATTATCTTCAAATGTAATTTTTCCCGAACGAGTACTCAAGCCACTAGTGAAGTTTATCCCTCCGCCAAAGGTAGTGATATTCAAGCCATAAAAAGAGGGTATGGCACTAGTGCCCAGATCTTGAGGCAGTAATCCACTAGTAACATTTACAGTAGTAGTAAAAGTAGTTAGATCTACGGATATAGCGCTGGGGGATGCTACCGTTACGTTTGTTACTGCAGGATTTAGAGTTACGGAAGTAGCCATTATCTAGTTACTCCTCTAGATACCTCTGCGGTTCCTTCAATGATACGATTAACTATTGCATCACTATTTGTAAATATCTCTAGATCATACACATATCTGCTCGCAGTTAGTGCATCAGTCTGTTCAGGCGTTAGTGCCATTGTAAGTACTCCGCCACTTGCATTCGTTACTGTACAAGTAAAATCAGTAGAAGCGGTAGCTTCCGGTTTTAACCGCAACTTTGCACGTGCCGAGTAGCCTGTGAGGTCCTTCGCAGAACCTCCCGAGCTTATTGTAACCGTAAGTTCAAAAGTAGAACCTTGATCGATGTTTATGTTGTATTTACCTGCTGACATATTTTTTCTCCATGTCGTACATTATATTGCCTATGACAAATTTTGTCAAGTTTTATTTTTTAAAGCTGTGATAAGTCACCTATCTTAACTCGGATTGCACCAGTGTCGTCTCTTACGCGGATACCGTCCTCAGTCATAGTGGTTCCTCCGCTAGTGGCGCCACCACCGCCTATTGCAAACACAGTAGTACCACTAGAGTTTGAACCTAGATAGAATCCATTTGTGGCACTAGTGGCACTGGATTTACCATGGCTATAAATTGCTCCTGCCGCATTTGATGCTCCAATCACTAAGTTAGAGCGTACATTGACATTATTACCACTAATTGTGCCACCATTTATCTTATCTGCTGACAATGTACCATCTACGATTACACTGCCTGGGAAGGTTTCTACTACTAGCGAGCTAAAGTTGCTAGCACTTATAGAAGTGCTAGATGATTGTACACTTCCATTATATACTCTAGTTCCTGCTAGGTTTGCGTCAATGTCTGTAACAGTGATTCTATCATTTGGTCTAATAGCGCCATCAGATGCTGCTGCTATAACTGCTGCTGCAACTGCTTGAGCACTGGCATTATTAAGAGTCCCAGCCCAGCTTGTGGCGTACGTATTATTTATCTGGGCAGTGTCTTGCTCCTCGAAGGTAAATATACCAGATCCACGTACTCCAGCCACAGTACTATCTGCACCCGCTTTGGCTTTTGTAAAGGTTTGAGTCTTGATAACCCCAGCAGGTATAGCAGTACCATCACTAAATTTTCCTACGATAGTGTACGTTGCGCTACCAGTATTTCCTGACATAGCAGTGAAGTCCTGCACTGTTGCATGAAGTGTGGAAGCATCATCTGAAGCAAAAACTGGGTTATTCATACCGCTATGCGCAACATTTACTTTGAAATGACCATTGCTAGTTCCGACTCCATCATAGTCTAGCTGTGTGGCTCCCTCAAATACTTTGATAGAAGTACCTGACCCTGCGAAACTGCTAACAGTGCCTGAACTACTTGCAGGAATAGCATGTGTTTCATTTGTAAGAAGCACTGTGAGTGCATCGGCACCAGGAGCACCAGGAGCACCATCAGTTCTACTAGCTACTATTACTGGAGTACTCCATGCACTGTCTTGAGGTGCAGCGGCATCAGAAGTAAATGTTCTAGTTATTTGGTATACTACATCTCCGTCGTTAGCTAAAGCTGGTTGATTATCTAACCAGTTTACGTTTACCTGATTATCTGGATCAGCAAATGTTCCTGCTGTAGTTGGAGCATCACTATTACTTCCTTCTCTAAACAAAGAAACAGTTTTAACACTTTGACCTGTAGTACTCGTTCCATCAGTTCTTCTAGCTACTATTACTGGAGTACTCCATGCTGCATCACTGTTTGCAGTAATAGTACTAAATGTCCTAGTAGCTTGATATACTATTTGATTATTTGCAGTTATACTCGGTTGAGTTGTACTCCAGCCTGTCTCTAAATTATTAACTGGGCTAGCAAAAGTTTGCCCACTTGCGCCTCCAGAGCTAAAACCTAAAGTACTATCACCAATTTTATAAACAGATACTGTCTTAAAGCTTTCACCAGGATTACCATTAGTACCAGGCTTAACAGACGCAATTGTAAGAGTATCTGCAGCTATCGGAGTGCCTGTTTCACCCTCTCTAGCCTGTACAGCGAACGTATAGGGAGTAGCATTATAACTAGTAGGTACTGTAAACGTGGCAGTATCATTGTTTGCCGCGCTACCGTCAGTCCAGCTGGTTTCGTCTGTAAAATCACTCCCACCACCTGTAAATTTAAAGTATGCATCAGTGAAACCTTGAGAAGTAGCAGTAAGCGTAATAGTACCAGTACCGCCTGTGCCATCTGCGGCATATTCTATTATCTGCTTAGTTGCTCTAAGAGATACAGTTGTTGCATCTGCACCTACAGTACCAGATATAGCTTTTGTGAACGACGTTCTCATTGTTGAGAGTACCGCACCACTGTTGTTATTGTCTAAAATCTGTACATCAAAGTAAGCGTCTAAAATACTTGTCCCTGTAGTAAACGGAGAATTAGAGTTGATAGATAATTGACCATTAGCTGCAACGGTTATATTGAGATCTCCAACACCACCAGTGGTAGAGCTACTAAAGGTTCCGTATCTCCAGCTATTTGTTGCATAGGCCACAGTATTATCATATGTAAATGCAGTAGTACCCTTTTTGAGGTCAAAGAATCCAGAGTAGCCTGTAAGGTCTGCTATGTTTCCGTTAGCTGGTGCACTAAACGTAAATGCAGGTAGACGCGAAGAAAGAGTAAAACCATCATCTCCATCATCTCCGTTGTCTCCAGCTTCTCCTTGCAAACTAAACTCTACATCTTTAATGTAAAGAGCGTTAGTAGCTGAGCCGGCCGTCACACCATCGCCGCCCATTCCTGACCATCTCAAAAACTGTAGACTTGCTACAACTGCATCAGTAGGTACGGTATATACAAATGTTCTAACCTGCCACTCTGTAGATACTGCAGCATTGCTAAGTACACTACCGTTTAAGAAACCTGGTACCGCTGAAGAAGTATTGGTTACGTCTTTAACTCCTGTCTCGTGAAAGCCTCCACTAGCTACCGCAGTATTTCCTGAAGATAAAACGTTAGTGTCTGCATTGATTCGTGCGTAGAATCCAGCCGAGGCAGCTGAATCTGCTTTGTATGCGAAACTTACATCGTACTTCTGTCCAGCAATAACAGTTTTAGCCGGCAATACCATGGCTATCTCATTATCAATACCACCTGCGTCTACTAATTTAACCGCATTATTAAGTGTACTAAACGTAATGTCACCTACTGCAGCACTTCTAGATCTCATGAACCTATCTACTAGTTGTGCGGAGACAGCACCATCTTCACCGTCTTCACCGTCTGCTACAACTCGTGTTCCGTAAAACTCTAGAGTTGCTTCTGCGGTGTACTCTGTAGTTCCTACCGTATCGGTCATCACACATCGTATAATTTTTGGCAGGTCAGATAAATTAGTTGGAAGACTAAACGCCTGAGTAGCATTATTGCCTGCGCTAGGTACTGCGCTGAAACTTCCACCTGGCACTGCTACCGTCCATACGTAGCTTTGAGTCCCTGCAACATTTCCTGGTACAGCTGTTAATGTAACTGCGTTAGGGTTTGGATTTATCGAGTTTACATCGTACTGTATAAAGTTACCCGACTGCCCGTTGGCACCTGAAAATATAGTAAGAGTTCTTGGACTTCCCGCAGGTTGGTTTGTTCCTACAACCCCGCCGGTAGCGCTGGTAGGGTGGAAAGGCGAGAACGATTCTTTTATTTTTACTGCGCCCGTACCTGCTTCTTGAACACGCACTGCGTAGCGCACCCAGTAGTATCTATCTACAGAGGTTGCAGAACTAAGTATTGCATCTGTGTACTCTACTTCGTCGCCTAATGTAGCTATCTTTTTGGCAACGAAAAACAAAAGTACGGTTTCGTCTACTATCTCTACCGGTGCAGATAGAGTTATGGTGGTGCCGTTTATGGCCTGAACCACTAAATTAGTAGGAGAGTTTCTGTACTTAACTAACTGTCCTACAGCAATTCCTGTATTACTACTAACTACTACGTCAGTGTAAGCTGCGTTACTATTAGGTGCAGAGTTAGTTGTTATAGCTTGAGAAATAGATCTACTATTAGTATCACTTCTCCACACTTCAAGAAAGTGGGTAGTAGGTCTATAAGACGCACTATGTATCCAAGTCAGACCAATACCGCCAGCACTTGGTGCAGATGTAGCTAGTCCAGTAGGGGAGTCTGGTATAGGTTTTATTGCGATACCGCCAGGAGTAAAGAGTGTGTCTACACTTTCCTGAGTACTGTCTACCGCGTAAGCATCATTATTATGCTCGTCCGCAGTTATAGTAGCTAGACAATCTGGAGAGTAGTTGATGCTGGTTATACGGAAAGACTTAGTAGTCCACCCAAATCTAGGGTAGGTTATGCGTATAATTTCCCCAGGCAACAACGCGTGTCCTTGTGGACCTATTTTAAAGTTTACAGTTAAGCCGTACCTAGACTCTTTTAGTTTCTGTACTATATTGAAGCGAGCATTAAAATAGTTAGTTATGCCCCTACATTGGTAGGAGAGATTCTTAGGTATACCCTTATCTTCTTTCAAAAAGTTTGAGTCAAAAAACGAAATATCTCTATTCTCAAACTTATTCTGAGGGTCAGGAAATGACAAGTTAGCAGAGTTAAAAGTTTTTTTACTTCCAGCATCAGTAATCTTTAGGTTACCAATTATATCTCCTGCATCTATATCTTCTATTACATCAAAAGTAGAAGGGGCTTTAGCCTTAATCTTCAGTTGGTACTTGCCCAGTGAATAACGTAACATGCCGTTAAACTGCTCCAGCATCTTATTTACATTAGTAAAAAGAGGTTGAGAAGTATTAATAGATTGGTTCATCTGATGACGAGTAGCATGTCTTTGTGTGTTATCGTCCCACCCGATATATTTCCAATACTTTATATCATCAGCATCATATAATGAGTACCCTGATCCACTAAAAGTATCAAAGTTAGTAGTATATTTTTTAACTACAGGGTTATTATTTCCTGCTTTGAACGTTGTAACGTCTAGTGCTATTGTTCCTGGTGCACCAGATCCATATACTTTAGTAAGGCTCAAAGACGATATAGTATTACCTGTAAAGTTAGTCTGTTGCCCAGCTTGTGCCTCTTTTAGTTCTCCGGTCGCAGGGTTCCAGATAAGCTCATCATCTACCCAAATAGTATATTTGTTCCATTTTTTGGCTAGCTTTCCTATTACATTTGTAAAAGTTATCTCTGTGTATGGGCTTCCTCCTACAGTACGTTGCACAGAGCTCTCTACTGTACCTCGAAAATATCCAGAGACACTCCCAGCAGTACCATAGCGATATTGAGCTCCGTTTGCAACAGTAACACTTCCGTTAGCTACTACTGTAACTGTACTTTGCTGATCGCAGTCTGCTGCTGCGGATTTAAACGTAGGTAAATCTACATCTGATTCTTTTAAACCTTTACCGTACCTCTCTGAAGTAAGATAATCCAAGAGTTGCATAGCAGGGTTAGTACTTGCTCTTTCGTCAATACCCGTAAATAGCGTAAATGTATCTGTTTCTCCTGTTTCTAAACCGAAACCAGGTATATATCCCGTATCCCAAGGAACATCTACTATAGCTACTCTAGAACCATGGTAGTCTGTGATTTTTCTTGTTTGCACATACGTAGTACCGTCTGCCAAAGTTCTTGTTAGCTCAATTGTTAGGCCCACGTACATATTTGGAGTAGTACTTGCTCCTGAGTGCAGTTGTATACCATTACTTACTATAACTGTAGTGATACTACTGCTGCCAACGTTACTCCAGTTTGAAGTACCTAGATTAGAGATTATGTTTGATCCGGCAGTATATAGAAATCCAGCGAAGTTACCCGAAGCAAAAGATGGATTAGCATTAGAAACTAAACTAACAGTAGGATTGTCTAGAGACAGCGCAGCTTCTACAGGAGAAGACCCTGATATAGTTAATTGTTTGTTTCCTCGTGCACTTACGGTGTTGCTCAAAGGAGCAGGTACAGCTGTGTCTTTTGCTACATAGGCGTCATGAGTTGCCATATACCATTTGTGAGAACCTTTTTCCATGTAAAAGTGCGTATTTGCAGGTATAGTTGGATAGGTACCAGCAGTATCCTGTACTTTAAATCTATACTCGGGCAAGCCGTCCGCCCCATAAACAAACCACTTATCCGTAATTGTAAAGTTGCCTCCTATAAGCGAGGCGTTGTTGCTAGTCTTCTTTAGGGTGACAGTGTCGCCTAACTCAAAGTTAAGTGGGTCTGCGCTTCCAAATCCAGCTCTCTTATCTTTGGCGTAAGAATTATCATAGTTGTAGCATTTTACCGCTACACCTCTAACTACCATCTTAAACTTAGGTAAATCTGTTTCGCCTTCGTCTATCTTGAATTTGGCGTGTATATAAGAAGTATCCAGTACCCTGTGATTAGGCCCCCAGTACGTCTCTTTGCCTACGTAGTAGTCTTTTTGTACCTTGAAGTTTTTAATTACTCCACCTGCTGTAGTGGCAGTAGTTTGAGCAATAGAGACTAGATCGTTATTTGCTTTTTGATACCCACCACCATTATGGAACGTCAAGTCTGTTTTTAACGGGTTGTCAAAAGAATATGATAGTCCATGTAGTATACCTGTATTGCCTACAGGTGCGCTCAGCAAAGTATAATTAGGTACACTATATGAATCTGTTAAAGGGACTACGCCTGCATTCTTAGATGGATTAATCCAATCAATCTCCCCTACGTTATTCTCTGTAACTAGGACAGGTTGATTTTCAACGGCATTATACCCTCTTAAGGTATTGCCACGATTTTGATAGCCTTTACATAAGAAATCCGTTCTTCCATCAGAGTCAGAAGCGGCTACATTTGTGCCTCGAACATCAAAATCAGATTCATCGGCACAAATAGAACTGTTCCCGTTAAGATGTATATCATACAGGCCTGTTATAGGGCCTTCCGCTATCGCGTAGCATGAGTGTACTTCCGTAGACTCGTGGTTTCTAGTATCCACGAAGAAGGGTATAGTATCTACTCTTTGTACCCCATATACTACAGGAAGGTATTTAGCCTGCAAGTTGAACTTAAGATCTAGTTCGGTAGGTACATCGTACTCTACTTCTTTAGTATCTACGTCACTAACCCCTCCATACCAGTTTTTATCTACATCAACCTCTACTCGAGTTTCAGTTTTCTGGTATACTGCTGTAAGATTTACTGACGTGGTTGCGTGTGCAAAACCTAAATCGTCTGCATAAGCTTCGCGTACGGCAGCTTCCCTGTCTGGTAAACCATCAGCGTTTACAGCTCTATGTGATGTATCTTCCGTTCTTCGTCCTTGAACTCTATTAAAGTCCGCCCAATGACTGGCCGCCGTCCACGTAATAGTAGAGGACCCAGGTCCATCGGTTAGAGCAGCTTTAGATATGATCCCTCGAAAAGTTAATATACCGCCCTGAACACTCCCGGGACTATTATTTGCTCCTCCGATTATACTTCCTGCTGAAATAGTGTCGCCATTAGATAAAGTAGTAAACTCTGTAGCAATAAATACTTTATGTACGTAAACTTCTCGATTAATATAGCTAGTATACGAGGTAACTTCTTTGGCTGTTGTAAGGGCGGTTAGCTCTTCAGAAACCAAATCTATGCTGGTGACATCAGCAGAGGCTGACAGTGATATTTCAGGCATTGTAGTAGCTGCAGTATAGGTAAACCCGTTGCCTCCGTTTATAAATGTCCTAATTATGACAGATACACCGTCAAAGCTGCTATTACTTGACCTAATTGTCGCTTTATCCCCTTCTCTAAATCCAAGCTCTACAAAGTTAGTAACCCCGGTGGCGTTTAGTGTACCAGTGCCGCCCTCTGTAGTCGATACAGTAATAAAACGAGGCTCAATCGCTTGAGAGTCCAAAGTAGAGGAATCCAGTACTATACTAATACTAGATGCTTTCGCCTTTATAGTCTCGTTTACAGAACCAGCTTTAACAAGCTTGTTTGCTCTATATACTTTAGGTCCATTACCATCGCCATCATCAAATACGATGTCATAAGGTGCGTCTGTTATATAAGTATAGTTTTTAGAGTCTGTAGAAGCTACTCCCAAATATTGAGCTACTTTTGTAGGACGCTCAAACTTTAATAAGTGAGCATATGTAAAAGGCACATTATCAATAAGTGCCTGTTTTAGTGTTGCATTAATTTCTCTAAGTGCCATTACGGTTGGGCCTCCTCTAAGCTAAGGGATAGTTTGTATAGGTTATTAACATCTAGGCTGTAGCCTATATCTTTGTTTTTATTGATTACTCGGAACTTTACATCTGTAAAATCCACAGCGGTGGTCGATGCTTGCACAGATCTCTGCAAAGGCGGAGTAAAGCTAATTTTAAGCTCATTTGTAGTAGGCCGAGGAGTTGTCGAATAATCAGAATTGGTCTCTACTCTAGTAATCATATATACTTTTACATGATTGGTATCGTTAGTATCTGTTATAGTAAAAATGTCTCCTGGAGAAGGAGTTTTGTGGGTGCTAAGAACAAACGTAGTACCAGACTTAGTATTTAACATAAATGTATCTTTACCCGCCGCTACATTAGCAGTAGGCTTCAAAGCGCTAGTAGCTAGGTAAGTAGCAAAAGTACTATCTTGGGGTGCTGTATACTGAGGCAAGGACACAAAAAAGTGAGAAGTAGCTCCTTTCTTTTGTAAAAGAAAAGCATGCAAAGGCTCAAATTCAGCACGAGTAAGTGGGTTGTAAGATAAACTCATCTCCCATTTATGTCCTGCTATATTTCGTACTATTGCTCGCCCAGAGTTAGTTCTAGTAGTCATACTAGGTAGTACTGATTTTAAACTTACGGAGGCATATCCAGGACCGTTAACAGGCCCTGTTCCAGTGCTAGCTCCCGCGGGGGTTATTGGATTATTCGGATCCGGTAGTACAGGTGTAAATGCCATTAGATTGATGCTCCTTCACTCGCAGTATCCACGTTCTCTAGGAATGTGTCTCCTACTTGGTTTGCTGATTCTCTTATCATTGCTATTATATTTGCTCTCTGTCTTATTAGTACGTCTTCTACACCTGCTGAATCCATCGCTGAGATATTAAAACTTACGTTAGACCCCGCTCCGCCTGCTGCTGCAGTATCTCCTGCAGGTACAATTGTTCCTGGTGTGTCAGGCATAAATAGTTCAGGTCCTTGCTCTCCTACCATGAACCCTGTGCTACCGCCGGCTGCTCTGTAACGAGCTCCAGTAAATGCAGGCTTAAAGTTGTTAGCATTTCCTAAACCTTCTCGACCGCGAGCATATCCTAATTCACCTACAGCACTCTGCGACTTCGATAGATCTACTGAATTTGATCTTTCTCCTTGAGAGACAGAGCTTGGAGCTGCACCTGCACCCGAAGAAGCTGCGCTACCTCCACCTTCATAGCTAGTAGATTTAATGGCGGCTAATTGAGCCATACCCATTGCTAAGTTAATTGCTGCCCAAGGCATACCTAATGTCATAGGGCTTGAGGCAATCGAGCCTGCTACTGCTTGAGCGGTAGATATTACTACGGAAGCCATTTTCATTTTCTTTTCTTTCTCAAAAGCTTTCTTCTTAATATTGTCTTTCTTTTTCTCTAATTGTGCTATCTTTGCGAGACTTGCCTTTGACTTTCCGTCACGTTTCTTTTCTGCTGCAATTTCTTTATCTACACCTGCTACCTTGGCTTTTGCCTGCGCTGCAAATATACCCGACATTGCAGTAACCGCTGTAGCAGCTACACTTAAGCCTTCTTGCATGCTTATCTTGCCGCCTTCCATAGCCGTCTGCATGCTTTCTCCTAGGGTGAGGAAACCACTTATGGCTGTGCTCATAAACTCTCCCTCTGGACCCATTTTGGCAAGTTCTTCGTTCATAGGGCTTACAAAATCTGCCATTTGAGAGAAGGTTTTTAATTCTACTTTCTTATCCTTACCTTCTCCAGTGCTCTCCATTCCCCCTAATACTGCGTTGGTCTGTGCTGCCGCTCCTGACAAAGCTCCTTCGGTACTCTTTATTTTTTCTATCTCTGCTAGTTTTAGTTTTATCTCTAACTCTTTTGTTAGGTTTTCTAGCTTTATCTTTTCCTGTTCATTTTCTGCTGCTTTGATTGCTATTAGATTAGCATCCAACTCTAGTTGGGCTTTAGTTAGCTCGTTTGAAGCTTTTACTATTTTCCCTCTTTCAGTACCTAAGAAGTTAGCATGGGCTTGAGATACAGATAGTTGTACTACTGCTGCATTGTGGGCTTGTAAAGAAACTAAAAATGCATCTGTTCCTTCTTTTGCTCCTTTTACAGCCTTGTCAAACTGAGTCATTGCTTCAGCAGCCGTGCCTGGAGCACCTGCAGTTCCCGCAGCCTTAGCAACTCCTTCTGCTTCTCTTTTGAGACCTTCTAATATGATCTGGGCCTGTACTAAGTCACCGCTCTTTAGATTCTGGTTTAAGTTGGCAACAGAGTCTTTAAGTGCCCTCATTCCGCTAGTTGCTGCTTGTGCTGCAGTTTCTAATGCTCTAACACCTTCTAAGTCTCCTGCCGCCAAAGCTTTAGACATGCCTGAGCTAATACCTTCGACTCCCGAGAATTTTTTCTGTACAGAGGCTATCTTACCTTTATCCGTTCCGGCAGCTGATAGGGCGTCTCCTAATCCTAGAGTACCCATTGCATTTAACTTAACAGATTCTTTATCTAAACCCTTCTTTTCTCTGAGCTGGCCTAGAATAGTATCTAAGTCCTCTTTCATAGTATCTAAGGTTTCGTTAAAAGCCTCTTGTTCTTCTTTTGCCTTTCTAGTGGCTGTTGCGGTATCTTCGATGCCTTTTAGGTAGGTTCCCACACCAGAGCTCTCAAACTTCTCCGCTAAATTGGATACCATTTGAATACCGTCTTCCATTGACTTAGGAAGCATCCATTTTGGTATCTTGGATGCAATCATATTAAAACCAGCTATTGCCCCATTTATGAGTTTGTCAATACCTGATAGAATACCTTTTACTAAAGAAAAAGGAGCGGCCATAATCTTTTGGGCGACCTCCCAGACCATCATCAAAGCACCAATGATACCTGCCATCTTCATCGCCTTACCCGCCATTTTACCTGCGAATTGAGCAGCTCTACCTATAGCGCGGAAGGAGGCTGTACCTACTCGTTTTATATTTAAGTAACCCTTTTTTAGTACAAGCGAGGCTCTCTTGGCATGAGCTGCCATGCTTCTGTGACCAAGCTTAGACGCCCTAACTTTTTGGTCTAAAGCTCTACGCATAGCTTTTATATCTTTGATGTTTGCCTTTTGCAATATCTTAGAGCGTATTTCTCCATGCTTTTCGTAGTCTTCTTCCGCACGTTTCAACATGGCTCTAGTTTGGCCAATCTGCTGAGCTGACATTTTATCGCCGCTAGCAAGTTTCCCTACTAGACCTGATTTTACACCGCTTCGTTTCGCAGCATTTTGTGCAATCTTTGAAGCACGTTTTTCTTGGTTTGCAGTTGCTCTTAGCTTTTGATTAACTTCGTCTAAATTCTTTGAGGTACTTTTTAAGGCTGCTTTTTGTGTTTCATCATAGCTTTTAAATCTGTTAGTTAAACCATCAAGAGGCACCATCATTTTAAATATGCTTATAGCTACGGCACCAAATACTGTTGCAGCAGCAATAGCATTACTCGATAGTACGTTTGCGAAGCCTTCGAAAAAAGGAAGAACTAGTTGAGTACCTGCTTTTGCTAGATCCTCAAATGTTTTGGATAGTTTTATGAACGCGTTTGTTTGAGGTTTTACTCCTCCAAATAAATCGTTTGCTTGTTTCATGGTCTCAACATAAATTGCCTGAGAACGTTGAGTGTCTGTTAGTTGATCTGCTGTTGTGCCTAGAGCCGCTGCATATGTTTCTGTAGCGGTTTTCAGTCTTAAAGTAATACCTAATTCATCTAGTAATTCTGGTTCGGCTTTTGATACACCACGAAGTAATCTATCGAAAGAATCTCCAAAGTCCCTACCAAGAGCAGTAGATGCCCTACGGGCGGCTTGTGCCATATTATCTAACTGTTTAGGGGAGAAACCTTTGGCCAAGCCGATACCTGCTGCCTGGGCTGCTTCTTTAAAACCTAGCATACCATCGGCTGCATTTCTTAATCTATCGGTTACACTTTTGAGAGCCACACCTGTGTTAGCAGCGTAGGCTATTTGAGATTTTTCGAGGTTGGATACGTCAGCTGCATTTTTGAAGAAGTTAAACGCTGCACTAAGTGCGAAAACGTTTGCAGCTAGAACTGCATATGCACCAACAAGCCCAGAACTACCACCACCGATAGTTTGAGCCTGCTTTGCAAATGCTTTAGTGCTATTACTTGTTATTCCCGCAGCTCCCTTCTCTCTCTTATGAAAGTTACCACGTTTGTTATTTAAAGTATTGGTAGATTTAGCTAGTTTATCTGTAGCCTTAGAAGCTTTTTCGGCTTCTTTTTGTACTATAGATAGACTGCCATCGTCATCAATTTTTATCTTTACTTTGATTTCACTAGCCACGCTATTTTCTCTTTAGCTTATCTCTTTCCCGCTTCATGTACTCTGCGGATTGTTTGATAGCTCTTGAGTCTAACCAGTTTATAATCTCTAGAAAGATCTCTGTATCCTCTATACCATATCCTTTAATTAACTCGGTAAGGAGTGTGTAGTCTTTTCCTAAGTAGCCCACATCAGCCATGATTCTGTCTCCAAGCATATTAAAGATAGAGACTGCTTCTTGTACTACAACAGGTAAATCGGCCCACTCTACGGGAATTTTTTCTGGGTCTGGATCAGTTCCCATTTGTTCACAGATTTCAAAGTACCTATCTGCTGTAATTTTTGACTCTGCGTTGTTGAAAAAACTAGTTAGACGCTTCCACATCAGATCCTTCTGAGACTGTACGAAAGTTATCTAAGTCAAAGACTACCTCGTTGAGCCATGTATCAAATTCAGCAGACTGAGCAACTAGAATTTGAGCATTATCTGCAGAAAACCCTAATTCTTGGGACATATCCTTACCTTCTGTCTCTATTAAAATTAAAGACTCTAAGTTTTCCAACGTTAAGCCTTTCCAGTTACGAATAGTAGACTGAGTAAAGTACTCCACGAATTTTTCTTCGTCTAAAACTTCTTCCATTTGTCGGGTTTTACGATCTAGCTTTTGTGTTATACATTTCTTTCGTAAATTTTGTAGCTCCTTTCTAGATAGATTTACTACCTGTACTGAAAAGCCGGGTAAGCCAGGGAAGTCTACCCAAGCTGATTTACTGTCTATAATTAAGTTCTTTAGTTGCATTTAAATGCCTCCTTAGGCGGTTGTGTATGTAAAGTAATTTGAAATAGTGTCGGCATTGCTTGCCAGTCTCCAGTCGTATGTGTTTGCTATTACAGAGCCTGGAGTAACTCTGGCTGTTATATTTAGCGGTGCTATTAGTTTGAGTCCGTAGTCAGTACTGTTTGATCTACTAAGCGCTGCTATAGTAAACTCTGTTCCCTCTATCCAGTCAGTAGAAGCACTTCTATCTTTTCCTACGTAGTAGGATGCATTACCTGCTAAAGATCTATCCTTTAAAGAGAAGTTATCAGGGTATTGGCTATTACTATTATTTGTTACACCTAATCTCTTATGTACTGTGGTATATCCTACCCAACTAATACTATTTTGTAATTCTATATTAAGGTTTACTAAACTTTCTGATCTATCGCTACCTGCTGCAACGTAGGTCTCCATTAGCATGGCCTCTGTCAAAGGTAAAAAAGTTCTAGTATTGGATCTAGCGACTATATCTGCCCGTGTGAATTTAGGAACATCAGTTTGCGATTGAAATACAGTACTAATGTTTCCTAGGCTATTTACTATCTTTCCTTCGTGTATACCTGTTGTAGGAGCATTATATACATAAAGTCGTGTTCCTTGTCCAGATAGCTCAATAGACAGTGGACTAGTATTATTTATAGGAAAGTTTCCCGATGTAAATACGCACTTCTCTATTACATATGCTGAATTATCAACAAAAAAGAATAAGTTAAAAGTATCTAAAGTATTGCTAGTGTTTAAGTCTACGAGCAAATTGAATACAGGGTCAAAATCATTTTCTTTTAGCAAGGGTATAGTAAAAGAAAAATCGGCAGGGTTGGCTTTAGATATTGAACCCTCTTTTATATTATGAGACTGTTGATGCAAGGTTTTCTTTGCATAGGTATGCTCTGTAAAAGTTTGGGAGAATGAAACACCTTCTGGAGTTATATCTAGTTTATATGTATCAGTTCCAGCGGAAGGTTGAAGATAAACATCCGCATTCTCTAAAAACTGATAAATATCCATCTTAACTCCAGCACCCGGCCTGTGGCCTGTTCTTAATTTCTAGTCTATAGTATATGATAAACAACCTAGAATGTCAAGAGTTATTTTTTAGGTGCTAAGCTACTGATGAAGATTTATACGTTATTTTTAATATATCTGTTGAATCCGAGTTCTGTGCCTGAGTATCTTCTGCGGAGAATTCTACACTGAAGGCTGATATTCCATCTCCTGATATAGAAGGGTTGGAAAGTGTAGCTTTGTTTAGCTCAAACTTTAACCTATTAGTATTTGCTTTGGTTCCCCCTAGATTTAAAGAAATTGGCAAAGTCTGTATCGTGTTGTCAAATAAAGAAGATATAAACTCTTTTGTGTCTAGGCCTCCGTCATCCATTATGTAGCCAGAGAAGCTACCCGACACTTGTTGAGCCCCTGATGAAAAGCCGATAGGTTTATCCATTTCGCCAAGCAATGGGTAAGAGATGGGCGTTAGTGAGTTACTAATCTGAATGTTTGCAGATGTTATAGGGAAGTTTACGCCAGTTCTGAATGTAGCTACATATCCATGACGATTTCCCGCTAATCCCGGTACTACACCATATCTAGATCCACCTGCAATATGTCCATTGCTTACTGCTAATGAGTGCCCAAAAGTATCGGTATCGGCCAAATTGGAAGGGTGAAACGTACGTCCTTCAGACCAAGATTTTCCGTAATCAGTAGAGTTCCAAATGTATCCGAGGCCTGCAGAATTTATTCCGTTGGTGTCGAACGTATGACCGCCTGCCACAATAGTAACATTCTTACCGTTCTCAGACGTGTCCATATCTACAGGCAGTCCAAAATAATCATTAACCTCTAAATCAGCAAAGTCTACAGTTAGTGGAAGCAGAGTAGTTACATGATTAAATACGCCTAATGTCGAAGTAGTATTATAGACAAATACACCCCCTGTGTTATTTAAGCCATTCAGTACATCTAGCCCGTGCTCTCCAATGATCATGGTACCTTCTGCAAGCTTGACTTGGCGACCCCCTGATGATGCTCCGGTAGGCAAGTATTTTCTCTCTGCTAGCGACCAGTCTTTTCCATTATTTGTGGATTTGAAGGAGTAGTAAGTACCGGCACCTTCTCCAGAAGCACATACTATAGCCACTCCGTCATATATAGCTACTCCTCTACCGAAAAAATCATGTGGTGCACTGGTGCCGCCATGATCTGACCCAACTAAATGCTCTCTCTTAGTCCACAACGCTCCTTCTCTTCTATAAATAGCGGCGCTGCCTGCTTTGTCGTTGCCTGTAGAAGTATTATCTAGCCAGCAACCTACAATAAGCATGTTGTGATATAAAGACACGTCCCTGCCAAATTCTAGGTACGTATCACCGGTAGCGGTGCCTGTAGGGTCTATAATTGCTTCTTGCTGCCACAGGTCTGCTTTTAAGGAGAAGATATTTACACGGCCTGTAGTATTTGTACCTCTGCCTTGTTCTCCTATTGCTACCTGCCTACCGCAAGGTGAGATAGAAATTGGACTACCATCAGGGGGTCCTCCAAATTGTGCACTTCCTTCAGGTGAGAAGGAAAATAAAGTCTGTTTAAATACCCAAGCGTTAGTAGCTTCATCAAATTTAAAAACTTGTACTGAGCCTGCATCTCCTGTGGCAGTATCATCTCCATATGCGGATACCATCAACCAAGGGTACTGCATGTCCATTGCCGCTCCAAAATAATCATACGATGTAGGCGAATCAATAAGCATGCCACCACGATAAAGAACTTCTTTACTTTCTTGCAGACCAAATTCCATGCTACTAAGTTTATTTACTATGTAGTTATCTGTTAGCGCTAACCCCGTTTTGTTCTCACACATTGAAGGGTGGAAGGCAGCCTTAAAGAAGTGCCAAGAGTGTATATTCTCGCCTTCAAAAACTAAACTATCATTTACAGATAGACCTAAAGTAGTACAGTCTATTCGCCCTCTACCCACCTGGTTCATAACCCAGTTCGTACTAAGACCTACAGCGTGGTTGACCCCGGCTGGAGATAACAAAATAGCAAAATACCTTTGTCCGTTGATAACTACAGAATCGTAGCTTCTAGGATTGTAGCGGGCATTTAGTGTTATGTAGTCTGCTGTAATGCTGGTCACAGTTCGGGTAGTAGTAGCTACGCTTAATCCTGTTCGGTTTTCTAGACATCTAGTTAATATATTGCCATTACTCAATGTGAAGCTATAGTTAGTACGACCCATTGCACCGCCTAAAGATAATGCTTTTTCAGTATCTAACGTATGGGATAACTCCCAAGTTGTTTCGTTTAAGTTGTATTGGTATAGCTTGCCTCTACCGTAATTCGTATCGGTAGAGCCCCAACGTGAGTAATCGTCTGAGCCTGCGACTAATAGTGTAGTTCCATCAAAGTCTATGTGGCGTCCGAAATAATGTTGCGTTGCTGCAAGAGGAGACGCTATAGTTTGTGTAACGGACCAAGCTGTTCCATTATGTGTAATTACCAGCACTGCACCGCTATCAAAAAAGCCGGCATTAGAATCTATGTAGGCCATGCCAAGAAAGACGGTACCGTAAGTTCCGCCCTGGCGGTTATATTTACATATTTCGTTCTGTGATGCTATTGGTTTACCGACGGCCCAGATAAATAAAGTCTGCTCTAGTGACCAAGTTTCTCCCGCGTCTGATGTAGTGTAAAAATAAAGATTTTGTCTGCTCGGAATAACAATTCTGTCTCCATCTATCTGCACACTTCTTCCGTATTGCTGGTCCGTTCCATCTGTGTTATATAATATAGCCTTTTGCACCCATCCGTTGTTTACAAGCTTCCATACAACTGCTGCACCAATATTATCGTCTAAACTATCTCCGGAATCATGCCCAGATACACCTGTTACTAAATAGTCTCCGCTCATTGCTACTGATTGACCTAGTCTATCATCATCATAGTCCCCTGAGACTCCGTCATCGTCACCATTATCCTCGTCAAAGTCAGGACTAGAATAAGCCGCTACTAGGGTCCAGACTCCTGCAGCTCTAGTAAAGTAGTAGAATCCTCCGTCTCCGCCCAGGCGATTGACTGCACCTATAACAAGTTTATCCCCTTCGAGAGCCATAGAGACCCCGAAGTACTCATGGCCTCCCGTCTCAGTAGGTCGTAAAGTCTGTTGAAACTCCCACGTACACCCACCATCATTTGTTACATACACATGAGCAGCACCATCGTAGTTATTTGTATCAGGGGCGTTTTCCCATGAGTGTGCAAATATTGCAGTATTGCCTTCCATTGCAGCCATTTTTCCACTGTCAATGTTGCCGCTTCTATGTTGTGGCGAGTTATCTGCAGACTGTACTAAATCCTGTGGGTCGAACTTTTCTAAACTTGTTCCCGACCCCGACCATGATATTGTAGCCAAAGACCCAATATCTACAGTTGTATTAGCGGAGGATACTACGCAATTCTTCATTACGTATCCGGTATTGTTTTCATATATAAAGTAAAGATTAAAGGAACTTAATAGTTCATCTTTAGAGAGAGTTATATCTTGTTTTGTAGCAGATACAGAGCTTGGGCTGTCTGCATATGCGGTTGCAGAACCTTGAGCAAAAGACTCCCATAAAACGTCTTCTACAGCACGTTCTTTCGAGTCTTGATTAAAAGGTCTAACATACGTACTGAATGACCACTCACCTGGTGCGTATCCTACCTTGATATTTTTTGTAAACTTATTTAAAGAATTCCTAGTAGTACCGCCCGCATATAGCGAAGGTGTACTAACAGGTTCTTGGTTAACACTTTGTGAAAACGAAGGTACTGCTGTTACAGCAATTTGCCACAGCTCGCCTTTGTCATTTTCAAGGTATACTTTAAGTTCTTTATCTAAGTAAAATTCAGTGGTCATATTTTTTATTCCAAAGAAAGGGGCCGAAGCCCCTCCTTTTACTACACCTAAAAATTAGGCTGCTTTGTAAGTAATACTAATTTCGTCTGCTGCATCGAAAGTAGTGGGCATACCATCAAAAGTAACCTCTACCGATACTACGTCATCGAAAGAGTGTGTAGGTATCTGAAGCTGTGCCTGCGGCAAAGAGAACTTAATAGACGGAGTGCCTGAAATACCTCCAATACCGATGTTGAGTGCAAACTCATTCTGTATAAGAGTAGTAGCAGAAGCCATATCCTCGAATAAAGATGCCGAACTATTAGCAGAGCTATCATCCAGGTAGCAGCTCATAGTGCCTGTAATAGATCTAGAACCGCTTACATGGCCTATAGGCTTATTTACTGTGGCTAATTCTTCTGGAGTTAAAAAGCTAATGTTATTGCTGATGGTGATACTGCCTCCTGTAAGAGTAAGAGTATAAGCAGAGCTTTCTAAACCTGTTTGGCCATCTGTAGGGTCAAGCGTTACTGTACTTAATCTATTTTGAATAAAGTTAGATGTGCTTGTAACACCTTCGAAAATATCTGCAGTTATTGCAGTTTGGTTGGCTGCCTCAGTAATTGAAGTACCCATTCCAGACCAAGAGATAGTTGCAATACCTTCAATGTCAAAGTCAATAGTTGCTTCGTTTAATGCAGCACCGCCTAGGGTGTACGTCAAAAAGCCGCCATTACTGTCTTCTTCTTCTAACTGAAAAATAATCTCTACGTTATTTTTGAACTGTGGAATGTTTGAGTGCGCAAACGAAATAGGGTTTGTTGCAGCTGCCGGAGTAGTAATTGGGTTGGCACCATTTAAAAAAGCGCCAGTAGTATAAGTATCAGCACCTGCCATTAAGGCCCAAAGTACCTCTTCAACCCCATGAGTAGTTACCGCATCATCTGCATCTCCAGCTGTAGTTCCTTGATCACCGTTAGATACAAAAGGTCTAACGTATGTTGAGAAAGAAAACTCAACAGGTGCTAGAGAGTTATTGAACATTTTGCGGCCACGTCTACTTACGTTACTTGCGCCTGTTGCTTCAGATAAAGTTACTTCTGAAGTATTCATTGATTGAGAAAATGAGTAACCTTCTAAAATTGGGATTTCGAATACCTCTGAGGTATCGAACTTTACAAACATCTTCGCCGTTCTGCTTAAAAAAATTGAACTAGCCATAGTAATTCTCCTATGATTTTCTGGAAAGAACTAATCGTGAACATTTGTTCGTGTTAGTAGTTTCTAATATCGAACCTCTATTTGTAGTTCTCCTACGCCTAGTGGCTCTAGTACGCCCTCATCAGTCTCAAGACTCATAAGGGAGATTTGATGGGTGAAGTGTTCAACACCCTGCTTATCTAAATACTTCAGTCTAGAGTTATCTTCTAGTACTGTCTCTACGTCTTCCATGAGCGCGGATAATGCGTCTTGTGCATTCTCTTCGTTTACATAACATCTCAGTGTAATGTTTAGGAATCTATCTCTATATCCGCCGCCTTGGTACTCTCTTGTCTCTTGTCCTGCGTTTAAGTGAATAGCAGGAAAATCACTAACCTCGTCCCAAAATAAGAGTCTAGGGCTGACGTTGTCATATACGTTTGTTAGAAAATGTCCAGTACCATCAATAGTCTTTAACTTTTCTGCTAAGGCATTTACTATGGAGCTTCGTTTTGTTGCATATATTCTTGAAGTCATTATGTTCTCCTAGTAAAGAATCTTCCGATTGCCATTTTAGTTGCTATTTCTCGTATAGACTTATCTATTATCTTTCTTGGGTCTCTATCTGTGCTCGAGAATCTGGTTCCGCTGCCTGCCTCAAATACTTCGTAGGGGTCTCTATCGTATGTATACCCTATACTTGGCAGCCCTGTTTTTGTTGTCATAACATCTGTTACATGAACACTTGCTGCAAACCTGCCTGTTCTATTAACTAGTCCAGGTTCTTTCATATTATCTCGAACCGCTGATGGCAAAGCTTTGTTCAGACTTGCAATTAATTGTAGAGGAGTTGAAGCAACGCCTGTTGATCTTTTTGCTTTGCGTAGTTTTTTCTTTTTCAATAAAGGAGAAACTACTGCACCTTTTTTGTTTTTTGTTTTCTTAGTAGTCGTTTTAGAGTGTTTAATTGAAGGAGATTTAGACACTTTATGTCCTTTTTTCCCTTTAAAACTATTTAATACTGCAGCAGTGGCTTGCTTTTCTTTTATATCTTTAAAAGAGTCTGAACCTTTTAAAGTTAAAAAGTAACCTCCCTCTTGTAGCTCAGTTATAGCTTTCTTTAATTCTCTCTGTAGCTTAGCTTTTCTATTTTTAGAGATACCGCCTTCGTTAATATTATCTACTGCGGAACCTATAAAGACATTCATTGTATCCGCTTTTGTGTCCCGTACTACCTTTAGGTCTACGCCTCTTTTCTTGAAGAAAGACATAACCATACTTTTAGACCTTTCGCTATCTTCTAATACGGCATTATCTATAGCGTCTCGTACTTGTGACTCTACTATACCTTGCAAGTGTCCATGTTCTAAATTAAATACTTCACCTGCGGCTAAGTTGGATTTCTTACCTAGCACAATTGTTACTGATTTGTTAAAAGCACTTGCAACTATTTTAATTTGTTGTTTATACACACCGTATATTTTTGCATATCTACTGGTATTTTTAGCGTCAAAAGATGCAACTATAGTTGCTGCAGAGTACTTATGTAGTCTAACGCTTGGATCTTTTTTGCTTATTCTCTGTATTTCTTTTCCTATATGTTTTATAAGTTTCTTAACTACAGGATCGAGTAGCTTTTGTATGTCTTGTACATCTCCTTTGGAAATATCTATAAACTGATTTTCTAATACTAAGGCTATTGCACGTCTTAGACCTCTTCTAGTCACAGTGAAGGAATGAGCTCTATAATCTGCAGAGTTCTTTCTATAATCCGAAGAGTTTCTAGACATTTCTTTATCTAACTTCTCTAAGAAACTTAACTGACTAGCTCTACTCACTAGTACGTCCTGTAAAGGTCTAGTACTCTTTTAATGTGGTCTGGAAAAGATATATCGCTGCGAGCATTCTGTATAGTAGCGCCTTTAATAGTCTTGCGCTCTTTGTGCTCACCTTTAAGATAATAAGTTACTGTATCTGCTACTGCCAGTAACAAATCTGCAGGGGTTGAGTTATATCCTGCAGCGTAAGTAACTTTAACGGAGTTAATGCCTTGTTCCCAGTTTTGATAATGACCGCCAGAAACTCTATACAATGTGTCTGTAGCAGCGTCTAACTCTACATCATCAGTATTAGATAAAGTAGTATAAGCGCCTCCAATTTCGGTACGCTCCTGTACAGTTACAATTGTAACAATTGGGCTTTCCGTTAACTGAATTGCGTGTGTACCGTAGTTTATAGAAAGGGTCTCTACCTTATTGGCACCGCTATAATGATCTATAATACTGTTTCCACAATAAGTTTTTATTAATTGACTCACAGACGAGATAATAACTTCCGTGCGAGCGTCATGTTGAGGGCTAGTGATGCCTTCAAGCTCTTTATATTCGGTTAGTGTTATTAAATTTGCCATATTATAAGTCCATTAATAAAAACTTGGGGGCGGCGAACCACCCCGAAGTTTAAGTAGTATACTACTATTAGCCTACGTTTGCAGTAAACGTTACAGCTGTTGCAGCAAGAGCTGATTGGATTCGTGAGAAGCCAATAGCCTGAGTTGCAACAATTGCATTTCGTTGGTTAGCTACTTCGTAGTCTGTTTCAATCTTAACGCCTCTTAATCGACCGACTAAGAATGCATCAACATTTACAGCAACACATGCAGTACCAGCAGAAGCCGGTGCAAGAACGTCACTTACGATTACTGGAGAACCGTATGCTTGACCAACTTGACCCGTAAGGATAGTTGCACGATCATTACCAATCTGATCAACAGTTTGGAAATCCGCATCTTCTAGTAACTTATAGTAAGCAGGTAGAGATACAATGTATGCAATCTTAGTTGGATTAACACCAAATTTACCCATTTGTGCACGTGCAGCAATCAAGTCTGCACCAGAGAACGCAGGAGCGCCATCTAACTGAGCTAATGTTGTTAGCGGAGTGGCTAAAAGGCCAGCGCCTTTATCGCTACCATTACCACCAGCCATACCAGCTGTGTTGTTAGCAGTACCATAAAGCAATGCTTTATCGATTGCGCGACCATGTGCAACAGCTAAAGCTGAAGTGATCATAGGCAAGAAGCTAATCAAAGACTCTTCGTCAGTATCATTGTCGATAAAAGTACCAGCAATAACACGCTCAGTGTTGATGATTCGCTTACCAATGTCGAATTGACCTTCAGTACCACCGTTCTGTAAACGATTAGTATTAGTGCTAAGACCGCCAGCACCACCAAATACCGCTTCGTCTGCTTCTGCAGCGAAAGGAATGATAGTAGCTTGTGAATTTACTGGAATCTCACGGAATAAACCGGCAACATTAGTTGATAAAGAAACTTCTTCTTCAAATGCTTGAGTAACAGAAAGATCGATATTACCGTCTGTATCTACTGGAGTTGGAGTACCGAATAAAGTATTTTTCTGCATAAGATCTTTAGCAAAGTTAGTTCCCATGCCTTTACCAGTGATTGCACCTAAAACGCTAGCATGTAAGAATTCTTTAGAGAAATCAGACTGACCAGATTTTGCTGCAAACTCCATTTTGCTGTTACGCATAGCTTCTAATTCTGCAGATTTCTCGGCAACATCAGCTTCATACTTCTTAACAACGTCAGCCATTTCACTGTCTTTTGCCTTAGCAAAGTCAGCTTCCATGTCAGCTTTTAATCTTTCTGCGCCAGTTTCGATACCAGTGCGGATTACTGTTTTAACTTGCTCGTCTTGAGCAGCTTTTGCTTCTGCAGCGTCAGCTGCGATTTTTGCTTGCGCTTCGTCAGCGGCTTTTGTTTCGGCTTGTTTCATTGCAATTTTAGCAGCAGTTTCTTCAGCTACTTTCTTAGCAAATGCTTCCAAGTCGATTCCGGATTCATTAGTATCCATTTTGATCTCCTGTTTTTCCGATTTCTCGGAGCTTGTAGGTGCATCACTAACCAGGTTGGATGATATTTCATCTTCTTTGGTCAGAGACTGACCTGTTAGATCTACACGATTGGTGAAAGTTTTCTTGAACTCATTGTACTCTTCTTGAGAGTCAAACGATTTCGCGAGAGAAAAAGTAGCTGCTTGATTGCATGGTACCGATACAACCGATACTTCAAACAACTCAGCATCCTTAATCATTAATCCGTCAGTTTCTTTTATATAATCAGCATCCTTGACTTTGAAACCAACGGAAAAGGCTCCAAGAACACCGTCTTTTACTAGTTCACAGACTGCAGCAGGAGCAGATTTACTAATCTTTGCTTCTAACTCTAGTCCATTTTCTGTTACTTTAACGCCTGTTGCACGACCAATTGGTTTATCATAGTCGTGATTAAATAAAATTACAGGGTTATTTTTAAAATTTTCTAAACCACCTTTTTCCCAAGCCTCTTTAGAGATTACATCTCCTGCTCGGTCAGAGTGATTAGTACTTGCCATACCTCGTATCATTACGCTACCATCATCATTCTCAAGAGACTTGAACGTAGAGGCTACATGTAAGATTTTATCCATATTATTTCTCTTTTTTGCTTGACCCTAATTTTGATAAGGGATCTTTTTTAACAGACAGTTTAGGCGCAGGCTTAGGCGCTACAGGTTTAGCTACTTGCTCAGGCTCAGGCGTAGTATGTAGCTCAACCCATACGTCGGGTCTAGTTTTACGTACCAGGTTTACGGCCTGCTTCCAAGAAGTAAATACATGACCGAATGACGTTACTTTAATAGGGATATTATATTTATCATTTTGGTACTCAGTCCAGGTAGGTACTTTTCCTATCTCTAGAAAGTACATTGCTAATTTCTCTACGTTTGCTCCAACTCTTTTTCCGGGCATTTTAATCTTCCTTTGTCTCTTCGGGCCTTCCGCCTTCGTCTGGGTTTGCTGCAGAGCCTGCTATGTTTGCAGGTATGCGAATATCTTGTGTATTTTCTATTTCCTCAAAACCAAGACGCTCTCTGGCTTCTGCTGCTGTGATTATTCCACCATTTACTAATGAAGTATAATATGCGGATTGGTCTCTCATTTCTGGCTGTAAAGCAGGGATTTCGGTAGTATCTTCTTTTATCTCAAACCCAAAAAACCTTTCTAAAGCATAATTCATTTTTCTATGTATTGGTAGTATAGTCTCTAAGTAGTACATTCGCATATTGGGACGAATGTTAGCGTTATTCCCAGAGTCCAAAAGAATGTAAGGAACTCCTAGAGCTTTTACTATAATCTTCTCGTTCTCAAGTATTGCGTTTTGAAAATCTAGGTCTTTAAAATTTACATTTGTGAGCTCATCAACTTCGATTCCACCGTCTAATATTAAGGGGCGTCGTCCTCCGGCGTCAGGCTTATATCTTACGCTCCAAGATTGAATCATTCTTTCTTTGATTTTCTCAGATAAAGTATTAGGGGACTTAAGTACTAAACCAGGAACTGCTCCATTGTTAAAAAAGTTATCTTGAAAGTCACGCATAGACTTGATAATCTTCATAGTTCTAACAGCGGGTTTTAGTCTAGAAACTCCTCTGTACATATCATGGAATGAATTCTCTTTGATATGTACCATTTCATTAGGGGAGTAATCTACATCATTATAAGTGTATTTCTCTATATAAGTCTTAGGATCCCCATGGATCGTAACTTTTGAGGCTGGAACATGATAGATGAACGCACCATCAAAATATATAAAAATATTCCCGTCTAGAAGATAGTCGGTTATGCAATTACGTTTAAACGTATTAATATCTTGATAGAGGTTAGGCTGGTGGTTGAGCAAAGAATCTACCTTAGATCGTTTTATGTTTTTTACAATACTAAGAGTCTTTGTGGGAGCCCCTACTCTCACAGGGATTTCTGCAACATCGTCTATAATCATGTTAACACCACGATTAACTATTTCTAATTCCTCGTAGTATCTCTCATAGCTATGGGTGGCCTCTCTAGAGGAGAGTGTTTGTTGTAAATACTCTTGTACAGGATTAAGCTTAAAGATTACGTTATCATCTTCAGGCACTTTCCTATTTAAGATATTATCATACCAAGCCATGCTTTTCTCGTTGTATTCTTACCCAACGTTCCTGCTTTGTAGCAGTACTTAGTAGTGGGTCTTTACCATAGATAGAGTGTAGTTGTAAGTGGTGTTTGTGACATAACGTGGCGGTATACTCATACAACTCTGCATCATGTTCATCAATAAATTCTTCGCGCCACTCCATTACAAGATAACGCTCTACATTATTTTCCTTGACCCATTTGTCAAGTAGTCGAGTTAGGCTGTTATAATGGTGGAAGTCAAGCTTTACGGTATCACCACAAATCTCGCACTCACATCCTTTTTTGTATTTCGACTTCGCCTTATCTCGAATGTATTTTACTAAATCTCTTTTCAGTTCCATTTTCTTATCCAAAATTATAACCAGTTTAACGTCTATTGTCAAACACTATTTTTCCTAGCTGCACTAGAATGTGCCACCACCGGTTTGAAATGAGTATAGTGCGTACCTCAAAGCATCTGCCATGTGCGAGGCCATATTATGTTTTGGCTTTTCTCTAACAAGGTTGGGATTAGTATCCCACTGGTAAGCATCTAGACACCCTAAGGTCTCTTTGCATTCTTGGTGCACAAACATATTATCATTGTCTACGATGGCAGCTACATGGGCTATACCATCCAGCACCGACTTCTTGGCGTTTATAGTACTAATATCATAGTTCTGTGCAAAGTCAAAACGGGTCTGCGCGGCAGCGGAATCTATATAAATATAGTCTATGTCCCACTTATCTATTAGTCCCTGTATTTCTATGGCATGTTGCTCTGTAGTACGTTCTGAGTCATAGTATTCATCTAATACATGGAATACTTCATTGTCCCAATCATACGCAATTACACAAAATGCAGTAGGGTCTCGATAACCTACATCAAGTCCTGCGAATATGTCCATACCTTTTGGCTCAAACCTGCTGTAGTCCTGGACTTGCGTCTCGAAATTAAAGTTCCAAATCTGTCCTTCGTAAGTATTAAAATCCGCCTCGTACTCTTGCTTAAACTCTGCCTCACTCATAGACTTTCTAGCTTCTGTTATATCTGATTCGGTCATTCTAGGGTTGTCTTTATAAGTTGCACGTATTGAACACCATTCAGGAAACTCGTCGCTGTATCCTCTATAAAAGAATTCTGAGAACCAATTGTTGCGGCCACGAGGGGTTGATACAAATATAGCTTTAGAGTTAGGCTTATCTAGTGTGGGACGTAGTGCTACGTTGAAAGCATCTCTACCGTCTGATAGTGCTGCTTCATCAAATATGATAAGATCGTAGCTTCGGCCTACACAAGAGTCTACCTGATTTACGGAACCCATACGAACGTTTGATCCATTAGATAGTGTGATAACTTTATCTTTTGCGTTATCTTTTGTTACTTCTAAGTCAAAGTGTTTTATGAGACCCCGTTGTAGGTCGAAAGAAATCTGAGACAGTGAGTAGTTCGGTGACATTATCAACACATTACAGCCAGGAATAAGAGTAACTAATTGGCCGATAATATTGGCTATATACGTCTTGCCCTGTCTACGTGATAATGCTGCTACTATGAAGCGATACTTGGGGTTATTAACTGCATTGATCATGGCTATTTGAGACTCTAACGGCTCAATGTTTAACATGTCCAAATAAGGATCTACAGGTATCTTCAAGAAGCGATCAGTGGAGTCAAGCTCCACTATTTCGCTACTTACTACGTCTTTTCTACTTATTTCTATTGCCATTATTACTTGCCTTTTGATTTATGTTCTATCTTTAAATACAGCTATTACCATTTTACTTTATTCGCCCAATATGCTGCAGACATTTTGCCTTTAGCAATATT